AATCTACACACATTTCATAGTCGGCATTCTTAGCAGCAGATATACGACCAGGACGATTGCTTACTTCGCTAAACCAGCGGTAATAATAATGATCCCAATCAAATTCATAGCTAGGAACTTCCAAATTCTGGCCTTCTTGCATACCTCTACGAACTTTCTTGGCTGGTTGATTGGGATTGCGTACATCACCTGCTTCTATACCCATCACAGCAGACATTTCTGCACTTACATTTGATGCGGAAGTTCTACGTCCTCTCATTTTGACCCCCTAGTGTCAGCAACGGCTCTTAAAAACTCTTTGTCATCCTTCCATGCATCAGGGAAAGCAGCCTTAATAGCCAGCTCATCCTGGGTTAAATCACCCATACTTAACGTCCTAGAAGGTGTCTTAAACCCCCTATTTCCATGCCCTTTTTCTGTCTCTGGAACACTTCTTTTAGGGGTATTTTCAGGGAAACTAGACTTTAATTTGGTCTCTACCAAGATTAAAGCGTTACTATCATCCATCCCCTGCATTTTAGCTTTTTGGTATTCATGCCTTGCATAGACAGATTTGGGCGATTCCTCAAATATCCAGGCATTTTTAGCATTCCAGTCGTCTAATTCAGTGTTTCGACTAGGTGTTTGTTGGATATTGAGGTTAGCAATCTGTTTATCATAGCCTTCAACAGCCCTGACATCGCCATTTTCAATAGCAGCCTTACGGAAGTCCCGTATTACGGCTTTCTGAGCCTCGACAATCTTATTAACACCAGAGAGTCGTTCTTCGATCTCTCTATCTTTGCTTTTTAACTTGCCAATGAACTCTCCACGGATGTTAAAAGCCTCAGCAGATACCCAATCTTCTGCTGCTTTGCCTGCGTCAATCCATTCGTCTTCAGATACCCATCCACCACCCCTAGCTTTCTGTTCCTGGCGGTCAGCATAGGTCTTAGGTGCTTTAGGTTCTGGCTTTTCTTCAGCTTCGTCCTGCGCAGCATCCTGAGTAGCAAGTGCTTTCAAGTCTATTTCTTCAGTCTGAGTGTTCTCAGCCATTGTCTATGACTCCAATGATGTGAGTATCTGGGATATAGCGGAAGTTGTCGTAGTCTTTGACAACTGATTTCTTACCTTCAAACTTCCTAAACTCTACTTTATCCCCAATGTTTACTCCCCATTGGACATGAGCAGGTTTGGATTCATCCTTACAACCTTCCCATCCAGCATAAGCTGTAGGGCCAACAGCCCTCAATATGCCTTCTTCGGTTATGGATTGCTCTTTAACAGCGGTATCTTTTGTGAGAAGAATGCCACCAGATGTCTTTTCTTCTACTTGCTGTATCTCTACTAAGACATAGAAACCTACAGGTTTAATCTTCATTTTCTGACTCCCTATCGTTACGAACCTCTATTGGTTCCCAATACAATAGAACCTCAGCCAGCTTCCTAGCACCTTCTCTTTGGTGGACTAGTGGGATGGATCGGTCTATTGATTCTGGCAAGTCCTCGGACATCTGCTCTAGTAAAGCGATCATAAGATCGTTATGCAGTCGGACAGTGATAGGGTCGCGTTTCCACTTATTGAAGTGTTCTCGCGTAATGAGTTCTTTCGATAGGTTTAAATTCAACAGCATCTCTAGCATCTATTGCTCCTCTATCTTACTTTCTAAAAAGTCTACCCACTATGGGTTCTAAACTATTGGCCTGGCTGGCCTTGTTGTCCTTGGTCAGATTGACTCTGGTCTGGTTGACCTTGGTCAGATTGGCCAGGTTGACCTTGTTGAGCTTGTTGGTTCATCAGCCCTTGCAAGTTATCAGGTACAGTCCCAGGTGCTTGCGGAGCCATCTGTGGTGGCATCTGCGGTGCTTGCATAGGAGCCATCTGAGGTGGGGCTATTGGTTGTATCCGTTCATTAGGATTGATGCCATAAGTCATTATGTGTTTTTCAGCCATATCTATTATGCCTGAATACTTATCAATCTTATTCTTGGTAGCTTCGGTCTCAGCTTCCTCACCAAGTTTGGTAGCTCTTGCAAGGCTTTCGATATCAGTAACTTTAGCTGTAAGAATCCTAGCATCGATTTCTTTGCGTTTTGCTTCAGAGTCTTTGTCAAGACGATCCTGTTCACGTTTGAGGATCTCCGTTTGAAGTTGAGCCAACTGGTTAGTTTTCTCTTTCTCAGCAGTCATTTTCTGAATAGCTTCTTTGTCTTTTGGACTCATCGTACTAGGATCTGGGTATATTTTATCAATAAGATCTGAGCCAATAGCTTCAAAGAATCCTTTGATAATCGGAACTGGATTGCCTCCTGACTGAAGAACCATAGCAACTTGTTCTAGCTCAAGTGCAGCGGTCTGAATACGTTGTACACGACTACTCATCTCAGCACTGGCACTCGGCATTATCTCAACCAGGTCAGAGTCAAAGTCAGCAACAGGATCTGCTTGTGGATCATCTAAGATATCTTTGTAAACGTCTGGATTAAAAGTTGTTTTGTTAATCCTGTACAGAACTTGAAATTCTTCTGTTTGGGAATCAATGATTCTTTTAAACAAAGCATTAGTAGCAGTCATACCTTCTTGGATAATAGCCAATGCAGTAGTAGGAGCTGTACTAGCTTGGATTTGGCCAGAAAGATCAGCAACAGCTAAGAAGTTCTGCGCTCTGGTACTCATCTGTTGGTTCAATGCTAACAGTGCTTGGCTTGGTTCTTGTGTTGGGTTGGGGAAGATACCTTTAGCCAGTTTGTCAGCAGGTACGTCTGTCTTAACGTACTGACCCATCTTCAGACGAGTAACTCCGTTCTCTTTCCTGAATTCTTTGGACAGAATCCCACCACCTACGTTATTCAAAGTACCACGGTCAGTCAGTTGGTTGGTGGTAGCGTTGATAGCTTGGGTCATGGCTCCAAGCACATGGGAGTATCCAAGATCCAGAAAAGTACCATCAGGGGCAGGGATGAACCCATACTTCGTCACGTTCTGAAAAGGAACTACCCTCACTACTTCAAAGTCTTCATGTTTAATTTTAGGTTTAACTATTCCTAAAAAATTCATCATGCCTTCACCACCAAAACCTTTTACTACATTGGTTTCGGATATCTTCATGGCCTTGGGTAGTGGCATGACTTTTTCTTCATGCGTGACCATGATAGAGGCTTCGTCAAACCTTGCGACAATCCTTACGACTTTGCCAGATTGTTCGTGAACTGTAATGACATAGGGTTCTTCATAACCATCACCATCCAAATCATAGAAACATTGTTGTTCAATGAACTTTTCTGGGTTGTCAAAATTATTAATAACCTTCTGCTGTTCGTTAGAGAATTTGTCTCCTTTGCGATCTACTCCTTTTTCATCTTCGGTAGATTCATCTTCAAACAATTCAACGTCCAGCCATTTACCAGATCTGACACGTTCTTCAATAGCATTCCTAGAGAACTGCATTACTTGAGAGAACGAACGACAGTCAGACATAGACTTGGTGGCTTGGTTTACTACAAAGTCAGGATAGGTGATAACAATAGACTCACACTTATCTTCGAGTGAATCAAAGACGACTTTCTTGAAAGCTGTGCCTACGTTAGGAAGTTGGTAGAAAAGTCTAGATTGATCTCGCCTCCACCCACCCATTGCATAGTTGATTTGGAAGTTCATAGCATCAGAAACACGCTTCATACGTTCTTTCTTCTTGCCATCCTTATCTTTACCAATAGCTTCAACAGACAATAAGTTCTTATTCCTGAGAAGCTCTAGAGTAGCTTTATCACCAAAACGCAAAGAGGCTTCAGTCAAGATAGGATCTTTGTAGTTGGAAGCACCTTCCCAGGGAGTAGACCTGGTATGGTATTCTTGCTTCATCAGGTCGATGCCGTTCTTCACAGCATCCAACCAATCAGTCATTGACGTAAGGTCTTCTTCGTACTGACGCTTAACTCTAGAACCAATAGCCTTGAGAGTATCCTCATCAAGGTCATCAGCAATGTTCATCTTGCTTATGTATTCGACTAGAACCTTAACCGTCATATTAATATCCCATCGCACCAGTAGGTGCTTGATAGTATTCTTCTTCTTCGTAATTTGCAGGCTCGGAGATGTACCGCTTCTGCTCTGCATAACGAGCCATCATAAAGGCTCCTCTTACGGCATCAATCAAATCATCTTTAACCTTCACAATAGCAGAAGTCCCGTTGGGCATTTGCTTCCTGTGGTATTCCCTGATTTCTTCAACCAATTCATGTAAGTCTGAGAATACTTTAAAAAGACCAATAGTCATCAGTTCGTTGAGCTTCATTAATCCGGCTTCAACGCCATTACCACCTTCAGGCCAGGTAGAATGTTCATCTAGCATAGTCCAACCGGCTTCTTCGTAGTAGTCCTTTTGTTGTTTGGCTGAACCCTTTTCATGCATTAAACCGTCATGTGGCCAGGCAGTAGGGACATCCATAGCCCATCCTTTGACAGTTTGCCAAGCCTCAAAAGGCTGCTTCTTGGACTTCTTCCAGGCTTGTACTACGTAAATGCCCCCACTGTCAGGGTCTATAGCTAACTGAATATGAGCCTGTGGATGATCCCACCCAAAGTCCATTCCGTTAATCAAATACCAGTGCTCAGGGATATCAAACCGCTTACAAGTTATATCGGACTCACTGTGTTCAAAGATCAAACCAGCACCCATCAAAGGAATGCCTCGGCTCCTCATGTCCCGTTGGTAAGGAGGGTAAGCCTTCAGAATGTCTCGTTTCATCTCCTCGGTAAGGTGGGGAGCATCAGACCAAGTAGCTGTCTGGAGGTACATCCCGTCCCCATCAGAATCCATCAACTGTTGGACAAGGCTAGTCTTTCCGTTCTCAGGGGTAAACGTGATGATGCCTCTGCCTCCCCTGCCCAGATCTCCGTTCAAAGTCCTAGTCAACACTTGGGGAAAGATCTCTTGGTCTTCAGGTTCTTCGTCAATGTGATACCAGTCAACAACGTCACCCATCAACGCATGTTGTCCTTGGGAGTAAGACCAGAACTGACAGACCGAAATCCCCCCAGACTTGTGCTTAACCCGAATCTCCCTGCAAGCTCCTGAAGTGCCAGCCATAGCTCGGTAGTCCACAATCTTATCCACAGAGATAAGACCACCTACAAACTTGCTATCCCTCAAATCACCAAACATAGGTTTCTGTAACAAATCCCTAGTTTTCTCACCCGAATAACCTAGCAACCAACACAGCGGAGCCTTGGTAAACCGATAGCCCTCCCAGTCATCAGGGTACTCGCCAGTCAGATGTGCACAGTCCAATACCCTGCCAGTCTGGGATTTACCCACCTGGTTAGCAGCCATCAAGCCTGCAATCCTAGCGTTAGCAGTAGCCGAGATGAACCTTTTCTGCCACTCATACAAACCAGAATACTTCCTCATAAACTTAGCTTGATCCAAACGCCTTGTCTGTTCTTCAAGCAAAGCTGCTAACTCAAGTTTCTGCTGTCGGTTCATTCTCTGTTGTCTCTAGAACAATGTTCCATGTGGAACATATTACTGTTAATCACTAGTTGTTAACAAATCTGTTGGGAACTAGTTACTACCTAATCTGTTGGGAACTAGTTGTTAACACCTATCTGATCCTATGATGGTTATCCTAGCCATAGCTAGCCATTAACAGGCAAATTAGGTCAATCTCTAGCAAATGTAATGTAGAACATGATATCGACTCGGAGCTTCTATTTACGATTTTAAATGTATCTATTACAAATGATCCAGAAAATTGCTCTCCGTAAAATTTTTTTAGCAATCTAGCGAATGTTAGGGGGGGTAGCTATAGCTAGGGCAAGTTTGTAGAAAATTGCGCTATATAGCGGGGTGCTCCCAATTAATAATCATCGGCAAGACCTTACCCCCCCCCTACCTCATACGTTAACGATTCGATTCCATACGTTAACCAATTGTTAACGCTGGCGTTAATGCTAGATCGTGCATTGTTACTAACGTCTCTCACAAACGCCCTGGTTCACAGAGCGCATTGACGGGATATCAGGGTAGAGGGTAGCAGGAGATCGTCGCATGGTGAGCCTGTGCCTAAGCCTGGTGACTAGGCCTTGCTTGCCTGCTCATACGCTGATCGAAGCTCCAGCAATCGCCTGGACAGGTCGTCATCGGATAGCGATGCATGGGTGACATTGCCAGTTACATCAATGACTTGCCGATCACCATATGCCTTGGGCTTGAGTTTCGACGCTGTCCATTTGAGAGCATCAATAGCGACCCTGGCAGCATTGGAATCGTACTGGCCTGATAAGGTGGCGTAGGCTATCCGGTCGATCTCCTCAGCCTTGTAGTCAGCCCTTTCCTGTGTTGCGCGTGTGTACTTGTCTAGAAAACCCTCTCTGATATCAATCCATGTATATATGGTCTGTCTGGATATCCCTAGTTGCTTGCAGGTATGAACCATCGAATACTCTGAGAGCATGTCTATTATCTGGTCTTCCAGCTCCTGAGACCATGCAGATGGTCTGCCATGCGGTCTGGGAATGTATTGCTGGTCTGCCATTGCTTTATGCCTCTATCCGCTCTAATGCGATTCTACGCGCTCTCATGCCCATCTGGTAATCAGTGTACTAATGCTGCCTGGTAATGCTGGCTATCTGCTATCTGCCTACCTGCTACCTGGTTATCTGGCAAAATCTCTGGATGCCAACACCTAATACGCTGAATTATATACCTTTTTATCTATTTTGCAAATAAATGCAAATAAATGTAATAAATGCTTTACATTACTACATTACATATATTACTGTTCGCCTCGTTTTACAGCAATTCATTCAACTACTAACACGACTAAGGAATAAAACAATGAACAAAGCCGAAAAACGAGAATGCCTAAAACTGCAGGCCTGGAAACATCAAGCACCGGTAGACATGTTAGCCAGGTGTTATTCAAGTTTGATCCGCTCTGCCATGACAGATAAAAGCAGGCGCGAGATTCTGGTTTTTGCTGCTGAATTGCCGGCAGTAATTCAACATCCTGAATTCATTATTTAATTGGAGCATACACATGGAAATTACAGTTGAAATCAAACAAGTCTACGGCAATCGTTCAATCTATCCAGCTTGTAGCAAGTCAAAACTATTGGCAGATATTGCCGGTACTAAAACCTTCACATCTAGAGCATTGGAAGCAATTAAATGCTTGGGATATACGATAAACGTCAAACAAGTAGAGATCACACTATGAAAATGCACATTATCACCACCGAATTGCTAGCCCAAGGCTTCGACACCGCGCAGATCAAAGCTGCGATGGAAGATGGAGATTACTTGGCATCTGAAGGCATCAGCCAGGCGGATGCCGAAATAGTGCAT